AACGAGGTTTATTATTTTCACATAATATTGGCATGCCATAAAATATACACGCCATTAAAACTTCTTCAAAAAATATCTCAGCGGTTTGAGGTCTAGCAATATATTCTAAAAAGAATTCATTACTAGGTGCATCATCCATATTAAATTTTGTCTGCCCATGTAAAGCTCCGTTAGAACCTTTACCTACTACAACTCCTGAAATATCATAAGAGTCACAACCAAACGATCCAATATGTTCATTGCCTGGATACATCTTTCCGCCCTTCTTAATCACATTGTTTTGAAGAGAAGCTTTAGGGATGTAAGTTACAAAAAATCTACCTCTTTTATTTGGGCTCCAGATTACCTTAGAATCTTTTATACCATCTTTCCAATGGAACCCACCTTGAGTCATAAAGTGTCCCATATTTATAGAATCATTATAATCTATTTGCTGGTATATTTTTGTTAAATTAAATAATGATTGTTTGCTTTCATCTCTAAACGCATGTGACTCTGTTCTAGGAAACTGTCTATAAAATTCATTTAAAGCGTCAGGATCTGAAGTTAATGATTCAACCTCGTTAGTCCAGTAATCTACAGCCCCTTGAGTAATAGGCTCTTTGTCTATTCCTTTAATAGGTTTGTCTGGATTCTTGAACACAGGCATACCATACATGTCAATAAAACCTTCCATATTCCACTCCATAGGAATAAACAGATTATATAAACCGCTTTTTGTTTGTCCGTTAGAGTTTCTGTTTCTGCAATCAGATGACTCAAATAAATCTTTAAAATTTCTACCACCTTTATCTAACGCATTTGATGTAGATCCCATCATACATTTACCTATGACTTTACTACCTAATCTTAAACATGTTTTGGTTACACGCCAGTTGTTTAATATATTCTCTGGCCTCTCCCATTTACCACTTTCATCGTGTAACAATAACTGTAACTTCTCACCATCATAACTGTTATCAGATGTATTCTTCCAGTCAATTGTTGTGTCTAATCCTTCAAGCTCCTCTTCACTTACTGTATACATATTCTTTTTAGTAATCTTAGAAGCTGGAACACGATAAGCTAATTCTGTTTTAGGCTTATCCATACCATCTTGTATAGGTTTAAAAAAGAAAGGATAGTTGTTTGATATTGGCACTATCTTATCTGTAAACATCTTCTTTGCATCCGCACCAGTTTTTGATAGTATACCTATTCTAGAATCTTTAGTTATTGTCGCTGTGTTAACACCTTCACACGAGCTCATAAATGAAAACCCAGAACGTCTTATTTTTAAATAACACATACCAAAACTTCTTTTATCAGCTTTGCATGCCTCCCAGAATATATAGAACAAACGATTTGCTTCTCTAAAGTCTGGATGACCAACGTCAATCTTTGTCCATTGTAAATACATATAATGTGTTCCTGTAATATAAGTAGGAACACCGTTATTCATAAACCAAAAACCTTCTTCTCTCCTATCAAACTCTTGTTCGATATAATCCACCCATTTGTTCTTGAATTGTATCGGAGCTTCATGCCATTGAAATATTGACTGTATTCTTTTTAATTCTTTACTTATTTCATGCGCCTCCCAATACTGATCATCTTTTTTTTTGGATCTTGAATAAACTTTTGTAGGAGCTTTTGGTAATGCAATATGTAGGCCATTTATTTCTATGACATCACCTATTTGACCTGACTTAGATATAACAACAAAATTATATTTTTCGTTATAACCATAAGTCCAAGTTCTTGCTTTATTCTTTGTAGATAAAACATTTTTTGGAACTACTCTAGTTAGTGTAGTGTATAAGTTATTTAGATCTTGATTCTGCAAATCCTTTAGGGGTATTATTTTTCTTTATATCACCACCCTCTAATAATTGCTTTTCGTCTTCTATTCTTTTAAGGATCTCAAAAGCGTCAAAGATAGCAAGCTTTTTAGTAGCGGCAGCATTCTTTAATCTGTCAGCAGCTAACTCATCATCCTTATCGTATTTAATAATATCTTCTTTAGCTACCTTTATTAATTGTATAACAGCTTTTTCTCCAGCTTTTATTATTTGTTCTTTAATATCTTTAATATCCATTTACATAATCATAGTTATGTTATCTGTAAACATTCTATATAGCTTTTCATCTTCTACATAAAACTCATACTCAGACTCAGGAGTAAAAGACACTTCGTCTCCTACCTTTACACCTAAGTTTTTTAACTCTTGATTGTTATATTTAACAACACCCATAAGAGGTTCTTCTTTGCCGGTCTTTCCTAAAAAAGATTTTTTTGGCGGAATAGGTTTTATAAAACAATACTTAGAATGGCTTTTCCACTCTTCTTTATTATAATACAAAAAAAATTGATCAAAGTCAATAAAGAATAAATCGTCTTTAAAAAAGCTTTTACCACTTTTCTCACGCCCGTACATGTCATTGTAATATTTAAAAACATTATGATGTACTAAAAGTATGTCACCTATATTGACATCTCCTGAATAATTTATTGGAGTTGACACCACTTGCGCATACCTATTAGCCGTTTTATGATCTTCTTTTGATACGCTAATTAAAAAATCTAAGTCTGCTATTTTCTTTACGTTATCATACCTAGTGCCGTTTACAGGACGTACAATAAATGAAAATGGAGATTGCATTAAAAGTTTATATTATATTCGATAGAAATAGGTAAGGTAGTTTTAAACTCTTTCCATATAACAATTTCTTTATTTTTTTCTATCCAAATCTTATATGAACTTGCGCCTGAGTCGTGCTGTATTAAATGAATAATATAAGATCCTCCAAGAACATCCTGCCCTACTATGTAATGCATAGCTCCAGACTTATAGTCTGCTCCTATTGAAATCTTTCTAATGTCCATTTAATTAAAATGTAGAATCTAATTTTAGCTTTCTGTATGTAATATTTATATATAAAGTTCCATTCCCTGCACTTGGACTAGCAAAACCACCTAATGTTATTCCTGCGTTTTCTGCAATAAATTCAGCAGGTGAAGGATCGTTTTTATATACTTTTTTACTTGCAGCGTTTAATAAAAGCAGTGGCAATGGTTCTTGAATAGTTCCTTGTGTTATATTTAAAGTGTTTACAAAATTATAAGGAGTTGATCCTGGAATCATTAAGCTTACAATTTGGCTAACATCATACACATAACCGTCTCCAGGAGGAGCTAGCAATGTGTATGGTTGTGCTGCAATTACTTTTAAATAAGTTTCTGGAATAGCTATTGTAACGGACGTAGTATTTAAGCCAAATAAAGTTTGTAAGTTTTCTAACGTACAAGTTTTAGTGTTTAAATTATTCTCTGCATCTGTTAGCACAAAGTAATCCGGCAGTGTAGGAATTATACTTGAGTACGCTGTGGTATTACTTATTCTAGCCATTGTTTTATTTTATAGGTTCTGCTTCTACTGCTTGCGGTTTTTTAGTGACAATACCTGTTGCTAAATCAATAACAGCATCTTGCCCATATTTCTCCGCTAATTTTTTCTCTTCAATACCAAACGCACCTCTTAAGTCTTCTAAAGATTTTAGATTCATTTGCTGTCTTAATACATTATCAGCAATCTCTAATTTAGCTTTAGTAAAGTCTTGGTTTAGTTCTTGAATTTTTTTTAATTCGTCTTCAGTTAATTTAATTTCACTCATTTTAATTTATTTTTAATGTTAATTTTATTTATGTAAATATAGTAAATATATTACTATTCTTCAGGCGGTGCCGGAGGAACTGGGTTATCCCATGTAAAGTATAAATCTTCATCTATAGGATGCTTCTCTAAATCTATTTGTTTAGATAAACTTAACTCCATTTCGCTAACAGGCAACCCTGCTTTTAGCCAGCTAATAACTACATTCTCAAATCCTTCGTCATCTGCGTAAGGAACAAAAGGTGTGGACGGATCATACTCTAAAGAGTAAGTTCCTATTTGACTAGCGGTGTATTGCGAGTCTTTGTCGTCTTGAGCGGTATACGTCCAATGTACTGTGTAGATTACGTTTTGATTCCCATCTTCTTCGATACGGGCGTTCATTTGATTTATTGTCCATTTATAAAAATTTGCCATTCTTTAATATTTTTACAAAGATAATAAAATTTATATTAGATAATGATACTATTTATTTTTTTGGATTGTTATCTTTAATTGTTTTAATGACAGAATAAAATTCTCCATTTTTATCTAATGTACCGTTATCAATATCGTGAAATAATTTATCAAGTTGTTCTTCAATACTCGGATACGCTAATTTTCTAGGTTGTTGATATTTTAATTTTTCTTCAATATCTTTATAATCTTGCAGCTCTTGTTCAGAAGGTATAAATAGAGTTTTTACAACTTCATCGTTCACATAAGAATATGTATATTTTATATCAAAATTGTCAACTTCTTTAATTATATAATCATCGTTACCAACATAAAACTTGTTTATGTTTTTTTGTGATAATACAAAATTTCCTTCTTTATTAAATACTAATTTCATATTTATGGTTTTAAACGTGTTACTCTAATATACCCATAACCTTGACCCGCATGAGTACCTGCACTTTTTTGAACTCGTATTTCTGTTCCAGTCAACCAAACAACTGACCAAGCACCACCATTACTAGATGTTTGATTAAAATAGGTATGTATAAGTGATATGTTAGACTGAACGGTACTTCTTTGGTAATACGCTTGATGCAATCCAGCACCATAAGTTGTTGCATAATGTGTCCAAGCTACAAAGACTTCAAAAGGCTGGCCTGATGCCCCAATACTTTTCAAATCAATATCAAAAGACGGGGTTGATGCTCCTGTTGTTGAAAAATCTTGCCTATATTCGTCTACGGTATCAATACTTAAAACATTACCTGTTACTTCTACTCTACCATCACTTGTAATACGCAATTTTTCAGAAGTATTTGTACCACTTGCACCCGTATTTGTAATGAAAACTAAATCACTTTTATAATTAGAACCACTGTTTGTTCTATCTGCGTAAATAGCTGCATTTACTGCATTTGGATCATTAAAAGAAATACCGTGTGCCCTATCGCTTCCACTCGCAGTTGACCAAGTTCTTCTTAATTTTAATACATCTATATCATTAAAAGTGTCATCAGAAACATTAACTTCAAGTTTTGAACCAGGCGAAGTCGTCCCGATCCCAACGTTTCCCACATCACTTCCTGTCCCGCCTACAACGGTTAATGCTTCTTCATTTGCATTCCATCCATAAGTTAATGATAATTTATCTTGATATCTTAATAATCGCATACCATCAGTATACGCACTTCCTGTTTCAAAAAATAACAGTTGAGGGCCAGTGCTGTTTCTTATAGCAACCATACCATCAACATCTAAGGCATAAGCAGGATTAGCCGTTCCGATCCCAACATTGCCGCCAAAAGGACTTAAAGCAATATCCCAATTTGCTGTTCCTGGGCCATTAGTTGTCTGTATTCCTATTCCCCCACCATTATTAACCTGTGCAAAATTAATATTAGTAGAATTATTGTCGTGTGGTTTTAACCTTAATACAGCGTTGCTTTGCATTTCCGCTTTAGTAGTTGCATTGCCAGTTCCTACAGGGCCAAAATATCCACTACCTTCCACTTGAAGTTTACCAAGAGTAGGCGAAGTCGTTCCAATTCCGACGTTGCCTCTTGAGAAAAATGAATTACCACCATATTGTAATGTTAAGTTTGGACCCTGACCTACTTGAGGAATAAATTGAAAATCAGAGGCACCTTCTGTAAAACGTATTCTACCGTAATTA